GATCAACAAGTGTGTTGATTCTTCTTTGAGTTTGTGAAGCAAGTTGTTCACGAAGAATACCACCTTCCCACACCCACTCTCTACCTTCCATAATTCCCGATACAAAAGCATCTGGGGCAGAGGGATCTGCAACGATATCAGCAGCAGTTGCGAGCATGAAATCTTCGCCAACTACTTTATGTCCTTCACTAGTTGTTTGAAGTGAACCAACACCACGAGAAGAAACGCCCAACATCACACCTTCATCTAGAAGAGAAGATGCAATCTTACCCATAGGAGTATTGAGAATTTGTGCCTTACCTACAAAATTATTTCCCTCCTGAACAAGAGAAGTAATTTTGTGAGAAACACGATCAAGATTTACAGTAGGACCATCTGGGTGTCCGAGTTCACCAAGAGCACGACCTTTGCAGATGAAGTTTTCATTGTAACGACCTACTTCACGAGAAAGAGTTGAAATGGGATACATTCTTCCATTTCTATTTTTAATCTCACCTTGAAGGAATACTCCTTCAATATAAAGTTTCTTAGCAGCGCCTTTTCCTTCGCTGATAATTTTTACATTTGTTACTTCTTCGGTGATTAGTTTCATGGTTTTTAGTTAGTGAATCCTACTTTAGTAGCTTTAACTGATGCAGAAGATGCAAAAATTACATCTGTTGAGGCTTTTTGAAGAAACTCAACACCATCATTTGGTAGTGTGAAAGTATTAGTAGTCGCAGCTCCTACAGCAGTTGAAATACTTACTGTAGCCGAAGCTCCAGAACCATTAAACAATCTGACACATGTTGCTTCACTAATACTTGAAGCGGTTCCTGCAGTAGTCGGCATTGCAACTTCTGTTGCAATTATTTTTGTTCTTTGCATCGGTATAATAAAGTTCTATAATAGTTATTTATTATTCTGCGTCTTCTTCTTCATATTCTTCTTCACTTTCTTCCGATTCTCCAGAATCTTCTACTTCAGTTTCTGCACCAATTTCTGCGCCACCAAACATAGATGAAGCAACTACTGGTCTAATAATATCAATATTTTCTGCAGATTTTTGCATTAAAATTTCTTTAATTCGGTCACTAATGTCTGCAGGAGACTCGTTAGAAACCATCATGTTAATCAGATCATCCATTGTTTTAAATTCAGTGTTTACTTAAAATTATTTATTAAATTCTGCCACCTTTTGGCATTGTTACCTTAGGAGCTTCTTCGGTTGGAGGCATTTCTACTGCACCAGTTGAAACTTCTGGATTCATTGGAACTTCTCCCATAGCTGCTTGTTCAGGTGCTGGTGGTTGTTGTCCGACTGGTAATCCTGTAGCTGGATCAATCGGCGGTGGAATAATTCCAGCAGCTTGTTCTTCTCCAATCTTCGTATCAATTTCAACTATTTCTTCATCAGTTTGTTTAAGAATATTTCTTCTTATATAATCAACTGAAAAATACTTTCCAACATAAGGTTCTGCAATTGCAAGAACATTCAATCTATTTTGGATTAATTCTGCTTCCTTTAATTCTGCAAAGTGATTATCGTAAACAAAATCAAACTGGATATGATCAGAAAGAATATTCCAATCCTCTGGTGTTACAATGTTTTTAAGAATAAGTTGAGTCTTCAACATATCCATAAAGAGATGTGAAAATCTCTTTCTCATTCTGCCTACAAACTTGGTGAACTTAATTTCATCTCTTAAAATTTCAGATGAACGACCAAGATTAAATCCACCACTTTGAGCCAACCTTGATTCTGGAACACCTAGAGCTCTATAAAGTTTTTTCTGGAAATATTCAATGTCAGCAAGTTCGCCTAGATTTTGGCCACCTGGGAGAGTGGAGATTTCGGTTCCTCTACCACCTTCACGGCGAGGAAGCCAAAAATCTTCCAACATCGCCATCATTTTTTTGTCATCACGAATCTCACCAGTATTTGCATCGTAAACAAGTTTATTACGATAACGAGTCATCACATCACGAAGGTATTGTTCTGCCTTAATTTTTGGAAGATTGCCTACATCAATATAAAAGATTCTTCTTTCTGGAGCACGAGATAAACGATAGATAACCAGTGAATCTTCAATCATACGAAGTTGATTGAGAGCCTTAATTGCTTTATGTAAATATGATAAGATAACCTGTTTATTCCTGTCTACTAATCCAGAATGCACATATGTGATTGCATCTTTTGATATTCTTGCTGCACCACCAACTGCATTTTTAAAACTACTAGTAGTTTGACCAGCTCCACCTCCTCTAGTGTTTGGATCATATTCATAAAACTCCTCAACTTCGGGAGTATTCATATTAGCATTTGAAGTTTTTCCATCAGTTACCATGAAAGATGGATTTAAAACATGTTTTCCATTTTTTTTAATTTTCCTGACAAGTTTGATCTTCATGGGATCAATGTATCTAAGTTCTTTGATCCCTTCTTGTGGATTTTCTAGATCAATGACTTTATGATAATAAATTCTACCATCAACATACCAGTTTCTTAAAATTTCATGACATCTTTTGTCAAAATCTAAAATTTCTTTGATGTATTTAAATTCGTCTCGAATTAGTTTTTTTAAATTGTCGGAAGCAGGAACATTTTGTAGATCAATTTGAACTGGTGAATCATTTTGATCTGATACAATTGCTTCGTTAATAATATCTTCAATCGCTCCATCAACTTCTGGATGAATAGCCATTTCACGATATCTTTTAATTAAATCATATTCAGATCTATAGACTCCTTCAATATCAACATATTGTCCATAAAATCCACTAGACACATAAAAATCCGAAGAATCTTCTTGATTCTCCGGAACAGGAGAAACGATGGATTTTTTTGATCTATCGTTCTCCGAATCTTGGATTTTAAAACCAAATAATTTAGGCATTATTCAAATAAAAACTCTATTTGTACTATTTATAGAGGGTTTAAAACTTGAGGATCTGTGCCCAACTGAGTTGATCCGTTTGAATCAAGAGCATCCCACCACTGTACTTGTAGGTCTACTGTAAACTCTTCAATAGAATCTGAAGAATCATAAGAAAGATCAATGGCACTAACAGCAGTTGGAAATATTCCGTAAAACTTATAGGCTTTTAGAACTGGAATTGAATCTCCGGGAGCAGTTGTGGTTGGTGAAATAACATTCGATTGAGCAGATGAAACTGATGTTCTACCAAATTGTTTTACAACAGCATCTCTTTGATACTGAGCTGGATTGATTAATCCAGAGTTATCATCATGTTTGTTAATAGCATTCATCCATTTTTCAAAAGCAGTTCTAATTGAAAAATCTACATCATTAATAATTGTAATTGTCCAAACGTCGAATGTTCTATCTCCTGCAATTTTTAAAGTCCTTCCTCTAAAAGGAACTTCAATTACACCAACATTAGATGCGGGTAAATTTGCGGCTTTAATCATAAATCTAGAAAGTTCACTGATAGTTCTAGTTTGATTTGTGGTTGAATTTGTGGTTGAAGCAGTTGCAAATGATGGAAAATTTAATTCAACTTCAAAAAGATTTGGACGAGCTGCTCCACCAATTAACCTTGATTTAAAGTCTTCTAAAGTTCTGGAGCCAAAACTTGGAGTATTTGAAAATGACATTTTTTTACCTCTGTAGGGATTGATGTTTTAAAAAATTAAACGGTTCCAACAACCTCTTCAAAACTAATACCAGTTCTGTTGGCAACAAAAGTGAGACCAATAAAGTTAATTGATCTTGCAGGTTTGATGAAAATGTCAGCCCTAAATTGATTAGAATCAATCACATCTGGAGTATTGTTTGATTCATCACAAACAACTAGGAAGTCTGTAATTCCTCTCTTTGCCTTAACATCACGAAGGTATGGTTCAACAATATTGACAAAATTTGTTCTAGTAATAACATCATTAAATTCAAAGAGTTGTGCTCTTGCAGCTCTAGAAATTGTTTCTTCGACTGTTAAGAACAAACGACGAACATTAATTCTATCAAAAGCACTAGCAACAGATAATCCAGTTTTATCACCAAAAAGAAGTATTCCTGCTCCTGGTGAGAATATTACTGGATTAATTCTCTTAGGATAAAGGAGATCTCTCTGTCCTTGAGATGGGTTATAAGCAAGTTTGATTGCATTGTTTATTACACCTCTTGCAGCTCCTGCTGGAGAGAACCATGGATAATTGTTGATAGATGTTCTTGCCATCAATCCTGCAACATCTGCATTCAATGGAACATATGTAAATGTATTGTTAAATCTATCGAACATATACTTATAACCAGAATCAAATACTGCGTATGAAGAAGAACTTACAGAATCAAAGAATTTAATAATATTGTCTGTTTGTGTATCACTATTTGCAATATTAACAACACCGGATTTTCTTGGAGAAATACATGCAATACAGTCTTTTCTATTTTCTGCAATATCGATGAGTCTATTTGCTTTTGCTTGTGAATCAAATAGAGTAGTTCCTCCATCTGGGCCTGCAATTAAGAAATTTACATCATATTCTGCAGGATTCCTGAAAGTTTCATAAGCAGTTAAAACTTCGGATAATGTAGCTGCCATTCCTCCAGTAGCGGAAGAATAATCATATCCATTTGATAGTGAATATGATTCGTTTCCAAAACATCCAAAATTAACTCCGGTAGCTTGTTGTCCAACAGATATAGTACCGCCACTAGTTTGTACATATCCATTAATAGATGTAAATCTAACTCCAGAAACTGCATCACTAATACCAGCAAACACATAACTAGAGACATTTGCCAAATAATCTTTGAAATAAATGTTTTCTGAAGGAGAAATTTTTCCATCAGAAGCTTTTGATAGATTTGTATATTTTTCTAAAATATTACCAGATGTTCCACTTAATTTTCCACTTTCATCAACAACAACTACATGAACTTCATCATTTTTTCCACTTCTTTCACTAGCATATTGCGACGTACCTGGTTTTGGTGCAATAGACTTCCAATAAACTAGAGTGTTAGATAAGCCTAAAGTTTGTTGATCGTACCAATCTAAAGAAGTATTTGACTCAGTAGTTAACAAACCTTCACCGAAGCCGTCAGTTCCCTCAGCAACACTTCTTGTATATCTTACAACCAAAGTAGTGGATGCTATAGACACTGGAGATGCAGAGTCAATTAAAATTGAACCTGTACTAATAGCAACAACTCTTGCTGATAAAGCTCCATTCAAACTTTGAATCAAATCTCCAATGTTGATTGATGATGTTGGTTGGACAGATGGGAATGTAATTGTTGTGGATCCAACCCCAACAGTAGCATTACCTGGGAATCTAAACTTCTCCAGAGAAGTAGCGGTTCCAACATTATTGAACACTTGATAATAATTTTGTGCGCCGTCTAGAATTCTGTTTAATCCAGATGATGTATAAGAAATCTCTGTAGCAACTCCAGTAAGATTATTGTGAAGACTTACAATTTTAACGTCAACACTACCTACATTAACTTGGGTAATAATTCCCTTTACAAAACCATCAAAAGATTCTACAGTTCCAGAAGAAGTTGCGTAACTAGTTCCAATTGAACAAGTCATCGCAGATCCTACAGCGATACCAAAAGTTCCAATCGCTATTCTTTGATCCGCAAAAGCATCAATAACACAAACTTTTAATCCATTACCCCATGATCCTGGGTTTTTTGCAGCAAAAATCCAATCAGTGTCTGCAGAATGATTGTTAGTAAAATCTTCTTGACTTGTAATTTTTAAAGTAACAGGAGCAGATACCGGATAATTTGCATTTCTTAAGTTAGTGGAGTCAGCTCTAACAACTCTTAAAGTGCCTCCATAAGATAGATATGATGAAGCAGACATCCAATATTCATATTGTCCATCAGAAGTAGATGGCTTACCAAAGGTATTCAATAAATCTTGCTCAGTTTCTACAAGAACAGATTCTCCCACTGGTCCTTTTACGAAAGGACCGGCAAAAGCACCTACTTGATCGTTTACTGCATCAATTCTACCTACAGTAAGATCAACTTCTCGAACTTTTATGCCAGGTGATACTAAGTTTAGCGACATGTTTTTCCCTCTAAAGAAGTTCAACTTAACTACAAATATTTATTATTTGCTAATTTTATATTGGGGAAACCGCCAATGAACAACCTACCAGTCTGGATAAATCCAGTTATTACTTAAATTACTTTTAGTTCTACTTCTTTTAATTCTTTCTATAGTGCATATTTTACATTCATATGAATACGCAGAAGATATATCTCCTCTTCCTTTACGAGTTAAATAAAATCCATCCAATAAATCTTTAATTTGCCCACAAGTTCTACACTTTCTCTCAGTAAGAAATAAATGTTCTAATTCAAACTGATCATCAAAGTCCATTACCGATAGTCCCACATAAAAGATCTATCACCGTATTCATCAATATGCCAACGATCTCCATCTTCATCAACAAAACTTTCACCACCATCAAGTCCATCAGCAATAAAACCAAAAGG